ACAGACCGGTGACCCGGCCCGTGAATTCACCATGATCCAGTCCGCGCCGCTGATGCTGCTTGCAGACGCGGACGAGTTTGTTTCCGTAAAACTCGCGTAATTTCCATCCAGAGGCCCTGCGGGGCCATATCTCAGGAATAGCTTCCATGACTGAAAAAGAAACACTGATCGCCCGGCTGAAAGAGCTGGGCAAGCTGCTTGGCCGCGATGTGAATACCAGCGGCACAATCCAGGAGCTTTCGATGCGTATTGCCGAGCTTGAAGAAGAACTGGATGAAGGAGCAGACGAGAATACCGGTGAAAGCAGCGGTCAGGCCGAAGCCGGTAGTGGGGCAAATGCGGGCAAAATTGAACCCCCGGAAACTGCCGGTGCTGCTGACTCAACCTCATCTGGCAATGATGAGCTGGTGGCAGTTGAGACGCGGGTCACGCTGCATGTTGATGCGTTGCACGGCATACGGAACGAACCTGTATCAATTGTTGAACCTGGCGTCAGTATTCGCGTTGCTGAGAAAGTGGCAGTCGATCTGATTTCTCATGGGCTGGCCCGAGAAATCTGACAGGGGGCACCGTGGCTGATTTCGATAATCTCTTTGATGCTGCCATGTCCCGGGCGGATGACACGATCCGCGGCGTTATGGGCGCTGAGGCAACGGTGACGTCCGGCGCATTGTTAGGTGCCACGTTAAACGGGGTATTCGATGACCCTGAAAACATCGGATATGCCGGGGCGGGGATCCGGATTGAGGGTACCAGCCCGTCGTTGTTTGTGAAAACAGCTACTGTTAACCGGCTGGAGCGTCTGGACGTCCTGACGATTAACGGACGGATTTTTTGGGTTGACCGTATTGGTCCGGACGATTGCGGATCGTGTCACATCTGGCTGGGGAACGGCACCCCGCCATCAGGCACCCGCCGTCGTTAAGGAGGGGTTATGTCCATCAAAGGTCTTGAGCAGGCGATAGATAATCTCAACAGTATCAGTAAAACGGCGGTACCCCGCGCTTCAGCTCAGGCGGTTAACCGTGTGGCTGGCCGGGCAGTCAGCCGGAGCGTGACTATTGTATCAAAAGAGACGCGTGTCCCACGAAAGCTGGTGAAGCAGAGAGCCAGGGTACGGCGGGCAACGGTCAAAAAACCTCGTGCACTTATCCGCGTGAACCGCGGCAATTTACCGGCCATAAAGCTCGGTACCGCCAGCGTGCGCCTCTCCCGCAGGAAGCGGGATAAAAAAGGGGCCAACAGTGTCCTGCGAATTGGCCCATTCCGCTTTCCGGGCGGATTCATTCAGCAGCTTAAAAACGGTCGCTGGCATGTCATGAGGCGAACAACAAAGCCCCGTTATCCGATCGAAGTTGTCAGCATTCCTCTGGCAGCCTCATTAACCACGGCATTTAAAGCTGAGCTGCCGAAGCTTATGGATTCTGATATGCCCAAAGAACTCAGGGCATCCCTTACAAACCAACTTAGGCTGATTCTGACACGATGAAACACAGTGACATCCGACAGTCGATCCTCGACTCGCTGGAAAGCGCAATCGGCACAGACGCTATTTATTTTGACGGCAGGCCTGCTGTCCTCGAGGAAGGCGACTTCCCGGCCATTGCCGTCTATCTGACCGATGCAGAGTACACAGGAGAAGAGCTGGATGCCGATATCTGGCAGGCCACTCTTCATATTGAAGTTTTTCTTCCGGCGCAGGTGCCTGATTCGGAGCTGGATGAATGGATGGAAGCGCGTATTTATCCGGTTCTGGCGGAGATCCCGGGGCTTGCATTCCTGATCACCACCATGGTGCAGCAGGGCTATGACTACCAGCGCGATGATGATATCGGTCTCTGGAGTTCAGTCGACCTGAAATATTACATTACCTACGAAATGTGAGGACGTTATGACCACACCTAACCCGCTGGCACCGACGAAAGGTGCCGGTACCACGCTCTGGATTTATACCGGAAGTGGTGAGCCGTATGCCAATCCGGTTTCGGATGTTGGCTGGCTGCGACTGGCAAAGATTAAGGATCTGCAGCCAGGTGAACTCACCGCCGAGTCAGAAGATGACACCTACATTGATGATGATAACGCCGACTGGACCTCCACCATGCAGGGGCAAAAATCCGCCGGCGATACCAGCTTTACCCTGGCATGGCTGCCGGGTGAAAGCGGTCAGCAGGATCTGGTGAACTGGTTCGATGGCGGCGCGGTGAAGGGATACAAAATCAAATACCCGAATGGCACCGTCGATGTATTTAAAGGCTGGGTAAGCAGCCTGGGGAAGTCGGTTTCAGCAAAAGAAGTGATTACCCGAACGGTAAAAATCACCAATAACGGTAAACCCGCTCTGGCAGAAGACAGCGGCACGGCGGTGATTGGCGTGACCGGGATCAGCCTGGATAAATCCACCGCCGCGGTTGCTGCCGGTGCGACCACGCAGCTGGTCGTATCAGTCCTTCCATCCAGCGCCTCTGACGCCTCCTTCCGTGTGGCGACTTCCGACCCGTCGAAGGCCACAGTAACCCTCAGTGGTTCAACTCTGACTGTCACCGGCGTGGCAGCGGGTATCGTTGAAATTATCGTCATGACCAATAGCGGTAACTTTGTGGCGATCTGCAAGGTGACTGTTTCCTGAATCCCGGGGCGTGAGCCCCGTACTCCGGAGTAAATATGTTTCTTAAAACTGAACTGCTCGAGCGTAACGGCAGCAGCGTGACGCTGTACCAGCTGTCAGCGCTGCAGCGCATCGAACACCTTGAATACCTGAAAAAGCTGGAAGCGGTTGAAGAAGGTGATTTCCAGGCTGCTATCACCCTCACCGTGAAAAACGGTGCTTACCTGGTGGCGCTGTCACTCTGGCATGGTCATGCGCTGAAAGGCACCTTCCCTGAGGGTGCGTCAGCGGAAGTGTCTAAAATTCAGGATGAAGTCCTGCAGACCTGGCCGACAGAGCTTATTGCTGAAGCGGATTATAAGGTGAAACTCCTCTCCGGCATGATTGAACCGCAGTCGGAGGATCTGCGGGGTGAAATCAGCGAACCTGCAGAACCTGTTACGGCGGAAAAGCCCTCGCCAGTGAGCTGACGTTTGCGCTGAAACTGGCGCGCGAGTTCGGTCGCCCTGACTGGCGCGCCATGCTTGCTGGCATGTCCTCAACGGAGTATGGCGACTGGAAAAACTTCTACCGGGATAACTTCTTTCATGATGCGCAGCTGGACGCCCACTTCTCCGGCCTGCTCTACACCATTTCAACCCTGTTTTTTGCCGATCCGGAGCTGACGCCTGCCAGCTTCAGCATTGTTTCACCTGCATCTGAATCCATTGAGGTAGCAGAGACGGACGACGATGCGCTGATGGCGAAGGCGGAAGGTATTTCTGGAGGTATACGCTATGGCCCAGACGGCAGTCGGTGATCTGGTTGTTAATCTTGACGTTAACTCGACGAAATTTAACGAGCAAATCAGCTACGTCAAAAAAGAATTTAAGCAGACGGGAGACGCGGCGAACGATTCAGCTTTGCGGATCCAGCAGTCATTCAGCCGCCAGGAGAGCGCTGCCCGCAAGGCAGGCATCTCTGTCGGTCAGTATACCGCGGCGATGCGCATGCTCCCGGCGCAGTTTACTGATGTGGCAACGCAGCTGGCGGGCGGGCAGAACCCCTGGCTGATCCTGCTCCAGCAAGGCGGTCAGGTAAAAGATTCCTTTGGCGGTGTTATTCCAACGTTTCGTGCGCTGTTGGGTTCTATCTCGCCAGTTATGCTTGGTATTGGTGCGCTCTCTTCAGCGACAGGGGCGCTGTTATATACCTGGTATGCCGGCTCGTCCACATTATCCGATTTCAACAAAACACTGGTGCTCTCCGGTAACACTGCGGGGCTGACTGCCGATCGGATGCTCACGCTGGCGCGAAGCGGCCAGTCCGCCGGACTTACGTTTAATCAGACGAGCAAGGCACTGACAGAGCTGATCAACGCTGGCGTGCGTGCCGGTGCCCATTTTGACAACATGAGTCAGGCCGTTGCCCGCTTCACCGAAGCATCGGGTGTACCAGTCGATAAGGTTGCCGCTGCGTATGGCAAGCCAGTTGCAGCGTGCCGGTGATGAAGCCGGGGCTCTTAAGGCGGCAAACGACGCGGCCACAGCCGGATTCAACGATCAGACCAAATCCATCCGGGAAAACATGGGGTCGATTGAGTCAGCTGCTGACACACTGAAGCGCGCCTTCAAATCGATGTGGGATGCGGCGCTTGATGTCGGTCGTCCCGATACCGCCCAGGAAATGGTGGCAAAAGCAGAAGCTGCGTTCAAAAAAGCCGATGAGATCTGGAACCTGCGAAAGGGCGATCATTATGTAAATGATGAGGCGCGCGCCCGGTTCTGGAATGACCGGGAGACGGCCCGCCTGGCACTGGATATGGCGCAGCAGCAGGCGGGGATCGCTAAAGCGAACGAGGAGAATACCTCCCGCGAAGCAGCAGCGGAATCTGACCGTCAGAAGTATGCCGCGCAGGCACAGGCCAGCTATGCCAAAACCCAGACAGCCCTGGAAAAATACACGGCCCGTCAGAGTGAGCTTAACAAGGCGCTGAAAGAAGGGCGGATCCTTCAGGCAGACTACAACATCAACCTGGCGGCGGCGAAAAAGGAATACGATGACTCGCTGAAAAAACCAACAAAAATCAGGACGCCGGGTGGCGCGAAGCTCACTGACAGCACCAGTATTCAGACACTGGAGCTGCAGACACAACTGGAGGTGTTGCGCCAGCACAGTGATATCAACGACACGATTAGCCAGCAGCGCCAGCAGCTGTGGAAAGAGCAGGCCAGATTTACCGTCCTTGAGCAGGCTGCGAAAACCCGGTCGCTGACTGAAGATGAAAAATCCCTGCTCGCCAGCAAGGATAGGGTGCTCGCGCAGGCAGAGATCAATGCAAAACTGGGTGACCAGATCGCCACGCAGGAGCGCCTGAACCGTCTGCAGGACACGTCGCAGAAGTATGAAACCCAGATGGGTGAGAAAACGCGGGCGCTGGCGGAAAGCGCGGGGATGAGCAGTCGTGCGGCACAGCGGCGAAATGAAGAGGCTCAGTTACTTCAGGGCTGGAAAAACGGCGGCGGGTCTGAAAAAGATCAGGGTTATCAGAAAGAGCTGCAGGCGCTACAGGGATACTACCAGCAGCAGGATAAAATACGCGGTGACTGGCTGTCCGGTGGGAAATCCGCCTGGGCTGATTACGCTGATTCAGCCGGAGACGCGTACGGCCAGATGAAAAATGTCGCGGCCAGCACCTTTGATGGCATGACGCAAAACCTTGCCGACATGCTTACCACCGGGAAAGCAAAATGGGGTGACTTCACCCGCTCAACGCTTTCAATGCTGGCGCAGATCGCCCTTAAACAGGCGGGGGTAGGGATTGTGGGTGCTGTGAGTTCGGCAATCGGATTCGCCGGGGGCGGCTATACAGGGTCGGGCGGTAAATATGAACCTGCCGGGGTGGTTCACCGCGGGGAGTTCGTTTTTACCAAAGAGGCGACCAACCGGATCGGAGTAGGCAATCTGTACAGCATGATGCGCGGTTACGCATCCGGCGGGTTAGTCGGCGTCGGCAGTATGCCCGCGTTGCCCATGGGAGGGGTAAGTGTCTATGCCCCAGTCAGTGTCAGTCAGCAGGGCGGTGGCGGAGACACCAGTCAGGCTGACACCATCGGAACGGCTCGGCAGCTTCAGGGCATTGTCCAGCAGACCATCACTGACCGGCTCAAAAAGGAAATGGGGCCTGGTGGTGTACTTTACTCAAGGAGATAGCGGTGACAGACACATTCAGCTGGCGTACCCGTAAAACGGCCCGGGGAAGTGAAAGTGCCCGCACGCTTCAGTCCCAGTTTGGAGACGGGTATAAACAGATCGCCGGGATGGGGCTCAATGACAGGTCCGAATCCTGGGATCTAGACTGGACGGGAACACGCAGCGAGGCTGCCACCCTGCGCGCGTTCCTTATGTCGCACATCACCAAATCGTTCTGGTGGACGAACCCATGGGGAGAAAAGAAGCTCTACCGGATGAAAGCTGATTCGTTCAGTGTTTCATTCCCTTCTGGAAAAATAGCGACTGTGACGTTCACTTTCGAGCAGGCCTTTGCTCCCTGAATATCTTTAAATCCAGTTTAACCAACCGCCTTCGGGCGGTTTTTTTATGGAGTGAATATGAGTTTCACGCAGGATATACAGCAGCTGGAACCTGGGCAGCTTGTCCAGCTGATTGAAATTGACGGCACTGAATTTGGCATGGATACGATACTGCGCTTCCATGCGCACAATATTGCCACGGCCGGCTGGGCGGCCTTCGCCGCCGATAACCTGCCCGCGATTGTCTGGCAGGGTCAGCAGTACGACCCTTATCCGTACGAGCTGAAAGGCCTGGAACTCTCCAGCACGGGCGCGCAGCCCACCCCCACGCTTTCCGTGTCGAATGTCGGCAACTACGTGACGGCGCTGTGCCTTGAGTTCGACGACCTGGCGAGGGCGAAGGTGAAGATCCACACCACGCTGGCGAAATACCTGGACGCAGCCAACTGGACAGCCGGCAACCCGAATGCCAGCCCTGCCGACGAGCGCGTGCAGCTTTTTTACGTCAATGCCAAAACCGCAGAGACACGGGTACAGGTCGACTTTGAGCTGTGCTCACCCTTCGACATCCAGAACCTGCAGTTGCCCACCCGGCAGATCACACCCGTCTGTACCTGGTGCACGCGCGGCTGGTACCGCACCGGTACCGGGTGCGACTACAACGGGAACCGTTATTTTCTCAAGGACGGCACCCCCACGGATAACCCGGCACTGGATATGTGCGGCGGTCTGATGCCGGACTGCGAAGCACGGTTCGGGGCCGGTAATCCGATGCCGTTTGGCGGTTTCCCGGCGGCAAACCTTCAGGGTAAATAACCATGCGAAAAAAACTGATGGATGCGATCCGCGCCCACGTCTCAGCGGAATATCCGAAAGAGGCCTGCGGCGTGGTGGTGCAGGCCGGGCAGACGCAGCAGTACATTCCGTGCCGCAATATCTCAGCAACACCCACTGAGGCCTTCACGATCTCACCTGAGGATAAGCTCGCCGCGTCGGAACTGGGTGAAATCATTATGGTTATCCACTCCCACCCGGACGTGGTGCAGCTTGTGCCTTCCGAAATGGACAGGGTGCAGTGCGACTGGTCCGGCGTGGAGTGGGGCATCATGAGCTGGCCGGACGGGGACTTCTGCACCCTGGCGCCACGTGAGGACCGGGACTACGCCGGGCGGCGCTGGGTGCTGGGCTTTGCCGACTGCTGGGCACTGATCCGGGAGTGGTACCAGCGCGAGCACGGCATTACCCTGGGTGATTACTCGGTACCGTACGAATGGTGGGAACAGGGCGAAAATCGCTATGACGATAACTGGGAGGCAGAAGGCTTTATCCAGGTGGACCCGGTGGATATGCGTCCCGGGGATATGATCATGATGCGCGTACAGGCGCAGGTAACCAACCACGCGGCCGTTTACCTCGGTCACCACGAGCACCAGGACAATATCATGCTGCACCATAATTTTGGCAGCCTGTCTGCCCGGGTGCCGTACGGCAAGTATTACCGTGACCGCACCGTTCGTGTGGTCCGGCACAGGGTGCTGATGAATGCTGAAAACACTGATTCTTGAAGGCCGTATGGCGAAAAAGTTCGGGCGCGAGCACCAGTTTCACGTTGAGGATCTGCGCGAGATGCTGCGCGCCATGTGCAGCCAGGTTCCCGGCTTTAAACGCTACCTGTCAGAGGGGCATATGAAGGGGATCCGCTTTGCCTTCTTCAATGGTAAAAACAACATCGGCCTTGATGAGTTCGACATGACCCGCGGCGGGGCGGTGTACCGGATTTCAGCCATAACCGAAGGCTCAAAGCGCGGCGGCGTACTGCAGATCGTTATCGGGGCAGTGGCGCTCGTGGCCGCGTATTTTACCGCAGGCGCTTCTTTTTCTGCGTGGGCAGCTGCAAACGGAGTCAGCGCTGCAGCAGTTACAGCCTCGTCTACGGCCCTTGCCGGGATCGGTCTGTCTATGTCGCTTGGCGGCGTGGTGCAGCTGCTGACACCCCAGCCGAAATATAACGTCGGAGCCTCATCCAGCACGGACAATAAGCCCAACTACGCCTTTGGCGCGCCGGTGAATACCGTGGCGGTGGGTTATCCGGTTCCTCTGCTTTTTGGGGAACGCGAGATCGGCGGAGCGGTCATCAGCGCGGGGATCTTTTCCAGCGACCAGCAGTAAAATTTATTGTCAGCTACAGGCCACCTCCGGGTGGCTTTTTTTATGGGTGAAATATGCGACTTCTCGAAGATGAAACCCTTATTCAGGGACGTAAAGGCGGTGGCGCTAAACAACACAGTCCTGTTGAGGATCCGGATGACCTGCTGTCGACAGCAAAATTAAAAATGCTGCTGGCGATCGCTGAAGGTGAAATCCAGGGCGAGC